AGACGAATTTGGCACATCATTAGTCTCTGATACATCTTCAAAATCTCCTAATGCTACAAAGACTGCAACACAGATTGCTGCTGAGGCTAAGGCAACAACTGTTAGAAATGCTGCTGTTGCCAATCCAACTGTTAATAATATTAACGCTTTTATTGAAAGCCTTAAAACTAAAATAGCAGATACCAATGTTGCTGCTGGGCTTAAGCCTGATGGAACAACTCCTGCTGTAAAGCCAAAAACACGAGCAGAAACAAATGCAGCAAATGAGGCTGCTGGTCCTCCAGGGGCAGCACCCAATGGATTTGTTTATAAATTTATGCCTGACAACAATGGTGGAACTTGGAAGTTATACTCTACTGGAGCACCTGGTGGAGGTAATAACAATAACAATAACAATAATAATGGCGGTAATGGAAATGGTGGAGACACCAATAAGAATACAGATACCAATGTTGCTGTTCCTACAACTAATATTGATGTTCTTAAAGCCATGCTTAAAGCACAAGGATTTACTTCTACAGTTATTGATTCATCTGCTAGTTATCTAAACTCATTACTTATAGATGGACTTGACTACGATAATGCAGTTCAAGTATTTCTTAATACAAAAGATTACACACTCAAGAATGGTACTAAATTGTCATCTCCATTCTATGAACAGTATGGATATCTTAATGATGGACTTACAAAACCTAAAACTCCATCAGAACTTTTTAATGCTGTAGAAGGATACAAGGGACTTCAAACTAAATACGGATTTAGTGAAAAATATTTATCAACTGATTCGCTTAAAAACTATGTCAAGAACAACGTATCAGTTTCAGAACTTGATGAGCGTGCTAATGCTGCTCGTCTTGCTGCTATCAATGCAGACCCTGCCAAGACAGATGCTCTTATGAAGTTGGGTTATATTGCTACTTCTGCAGACTTGCAAGATTTCTATATGGATGCCAAGATTGGCAAAGAACAACTTGACCTTAACCGTAACACTGGTACATTTGTAGCAGAGGCTATTCGCCGTGCTAGTTCAGGACTCCTTGTTGATAATGCTCAACTATCTACTTACAAACAACTTTCTGCAGCAATGACAGATAAAGGTTATAGTGAAGCACAGATTGCACAACTTGCATCTACTGGATTCCAAAACATTGCCGAGACACTTAACCCATTGACAGCATTATCAGGCATCTATGAAAAGACTCCTGGCACTGCTGCAACTCAGTCTACTATTCAAGGCGAATTACAAAATGAAGAATTTAAGAATATGGCTTCTGAGCGTCGTAAGAGACTTACAGAACAAAATAAGCAAGCCTTCTCAGGAGACGCTGGTGTATACACACGCCTAGGTCAAACTGGTTCTCTAGGCAATAGCAATACAAGCGGACAACTATAAAGAATCCCCTCTGAATCCATCGGCCTCAGAGGGCGTACAAGACCGAGAGTACAAGCCAAGACAGATTCCCCATCTGCATTGAGGTGTGCGACAACTACTAAAAGGGAGAAATCGCATGAGCGATAACCGAGACAACTACTGGGAAGATGAAGAAGAAGACGATACACCTACGGGGGTATTTGAATCTGATACAGACCTTGTTAAGAAACTGCGTAAGGCTCTAAAGGCTGAACAGCGTAAGAACAAAGATTTGGAAACTTCATATGGTGAATTAACCAAAGCCCAGAAAGACCGGATTTTAAAGGACGTACTTGCGTCCAAGGGTGTCAATCAAAAGATTGCACAGTTTATTCCATCTGATATCGAGGCATCTGAAGATGCTATTAGTGCATGGCTGGACAACAATGGTGATGTCTTCGGATATACACCAACTGAAAAACCAGCCGTCAATCAACAGGATATCGCTTCTATGAAGAAGATGGATTCAGTGCTAACAAATGCAGAGACACCTGCTGCTTCGGATGACTTGATTAACCGTATCACGGGAGCAACAACCGAAGAAGAAATTTATTCCATCCTCAGCGGTCAGTAAAATAACCGCACACTAAACAATCAGAAAGCGAGGATATCTCCAAATGGCAGATACCTTCTCAACCACGACCGCAGGTCTTGGTTCCAATCTCGTAACACTTGCTTACGATAAGTTAATTGAACTTAACCTACGTAACACCCCTCAGTTCCGTGCAATCGCTGACAAGCGTGTCGGAAATCCAACACATGATGGTTCATCTATCCGTTTCCAGTTCTACACAGACATCTCTGACACAACAGTCTCTGGTGCAACACTTGCTGAAACTGTAGACCCAGATGCAACAGCACTTCCAGCAACTACAACTCTTGATGTTACACAGGTCGAACTTGGTCGCGTAGTGCTTCCAACTCGCAAGTTGTCACTCATGTCACTTTCCGATGTTGACCCATGGATTGCTAACGCAGTTTCATACAACATGGCAATGACAATGGATGCAGGAATTGCTGCTGTCCTAGACGCAGGTACAAACGTCATCCGCGAATCTGCTGGTGCACTTTCTACAACTGCTGCTAAGACAACAATCACATCAACAGACATTCTTAAGGGTCGCGACATTCGTTACGCAGTAACAAAGTTGCGCGCTTCAAATGTTCCTACTCGCGGTGGAATGTACACAGCGTACGTTCACCCAGAAGTTTCACACGATCTCCGTACAGAGACTGGAAACAACATCTGGCGTACACCAAACGAATACCAGAACATTCAATCACTATACGCTGGAGAAATTGGCGCATGGGAAGGTGTTCGTTTTATCGAGACACCGACTATGACCAACTCAATCTCAGGCGCAGCACAGACAGCACTTGCTACTGCATCAGCAGTAAGCGGTGTTTCAGGTGCATTCACTATCGTAGCCGCTAACGCTGCTTTCGGTGGTCTTGCTGAGGTCGGAGATGCAATCTCTGGTACAGGCGTAGGCACAGGTGCAAAGATTACAGCAATCTCTGTTGGTGCAACTAACACTACATTCACTGTAGATGTTGCTAACTCAGGTACTGTTGGAACAAACACACTTACAGTCACACCTTCAACACGTGTATTCAACACTTACGTACTAGGACAGCAAGCACTTGCTGAAGCAGTATGGAAGGAACCAGGCATTGAGTTTGGTAACGTTGTAGACAAGTTGAACCGTTTCCGCCCTGTCGGCTGGCACGGTATCATCAACTGGTCAGTCTTCCGTCAGGCAGCGCTGTACCGTATTGAAACTTCTTCTTCTATTCACAACTAAGAAGTAATCTAAGTAATTAGACGGGTGGGTAGGGAGCAATCCCTACCCATCAGTAAAAGGGCTTAGGAGGCCAAATGGCATACAGATTTACAACACCCACAATAAGCGAAGGACCCGTTGGCTACGGGCGTCTATTCAGCCGTTTTAGGCTTACAAGAGGCGTCTCAGTTCTAAAGGTAGATGGGCAATACTACGAAACCCGTAATCCTTCCTCAGAAGAAGTGCAGGCTGCTCAGGCAGCCTACATTGGTGGGTATTCATACGAAGTAAGTCCTGGAGAACGGGCTGCTCTACAAGCAGCAGGATACACGGTGGAGACGATATGAAACATCTAGAAAAGCACCCAGAAACAGTTGATGGTTGCTTTGGGTGCAAAGTTATGAGTTTGCAAATGAACCCAGGAGATGCTGGTTCAAGCAAAGGCATGAGCAATAAAAAATGGGACAAAGAGTTAAATGCATATAGCGAAGCACGTGCTGATGGCATTCAACCAGCAGGAACAAGTATGGCAAAGATTCGAGAGGCTCGTAGGGCTTCCGAAGCAATGGGGGTCGCGTATCAAGCAGATACTATGCCCAGCACAAACCTAATACAAAACAACACAGTATCTAAACTAAAGGAAGTAGGGCTAGTATAATGGCAATGAACAAAGCAAAAGCATACGCAGCATACGAAAAGACAGAATCACCAAAGATGAAAAAGGCTGAAATGAAGAAGCCAGAAGGCAAAGCAGAAAAAGCCAGAGAAACTAAGGCTGGTATGGCTATGTTAAGCCAAGGAAAAAAAGCAACCAAGTCTGGAATGCATAGCATGAATGGCAAAATGATGAAGAACTCTGCAATGTCAAAGTCTACTCCAAAGAAAATGGGAAAGAAGAAGTAATCATGCCAAACTCAGGTAAGCCAGTAGGTGGCCTCAAGGGCTACACACAGAATATTGTTAAAGAGGCAGGAGAATTTGTACGCGCTTATCAACGTACAGATGAAATGAGACAGAAGACTGGTATTGGAACAGACTCAGAAGCAACTCGTCTTCGTAAACAACAAGACCGCGCAGGCGGTCAACTTGTTGGTTCTTTGTTTGGAAATAAATATGATTCCAAAGGTCGTAGAACAA